ATTTGTTTTGTTATCTCTGGTTCTGCCTTGTTTGCTTTTTCATGTAACTCAACCAATCCAGTATTCATCTCTGTAATCGTTTTGAGTAAGATAGAAACCACCTCATATGCTCGCGGAGAATCGCTAGCAGTTGCGACTTTCATCATTCCATCTATAGCATTGAAGCCCGTGGATATGAGTTCTTTCATATTTTTTCTTGCTTCTAGAAAATCCTGTCGAACAAGGTCTTTCTTTTCTCTCTTTATTGATTTGACTGGTGATATCACAATATCAGTATCGACTATAGTCTCACTCACGACCTGCTGAAGTTCTTCTTTGATGGGTGATGGAATATCCAGGATATTAGCTAAATATGTGTCACTATCTTCTTTCATTTAACCCTCTGTATTTATTACATAAACTGGTTCATTATAATCACTCATATACATTGAATTTCCTGTAAATCCTTCTGCTGTAATTCCTATATCCAAATCTATATTCTTGATAATTCCTGTTGTCGGTTCACAGAATTTATTATAAACATAACCCTTTACCGTGAAGTCAAACATACTAGTAACAGATCGCCTGACATCAAATGCCCCTTCGTAGTCTTCATTCATAGCAACGCTATTTAATATGATTGGTATGTCTACCGATGGATATAGTTCATCTATATTTATGGATATCATGAATTCTGGCGTAAAATACGGAAGTATTTGTTCTACAATCTGTAGATTATCATCAATGTTTCTAGTAAATACATACAGACCAAAACTAATATTGTAAGGAACTTCAGAATAAGAACTTCTTCCTTGTTGAACTTTACGAGTCAATCTATTGATTTTTCTATTGACATCATACATTATGCTAGTCATGTCAAACCCCATCAAAGGTAATGTGGTTTGAACGTGGATTTCATCAGATATTCCACTTTCATTCTTCAATCTGTATATGAATTTTTCTTTTGGACCATACATCAACGGAACTCTTATCTTTTCCGTTATCTGTTGATTTTCATCCTTACGAATAACATAAATTGAATTGAATAACGCACCAAAAGCAGTTACTAGTTTTCGTATTGATTCGTTGTAGTATGTGTTTTCTATTGATAACATTAGCAGTTCTCAGAAAATGGGTTGTCCGATGAAAATTCAATGGCAAATGATTGCTTTTGGAGTGTATCGTTGTTTCTCAGTGCGTTATTCAGTGGATCTTTGGTGATATTAATATTTGTTGTGGTAGTACTGAATGCGGTATATACTGCGCCAGATTCTACACCAGCAAGAGTCATTCCTGATGTAATTGCTCCTGTGATATTCGCAAGATAAAGTGTATTTGGTTTTCCTGCGGATGAAATCTCTTCAATGACCAACGCAGAACCATTTTTCTGCGTTACTCTTTCTCCACCAATATAATGGGTAACTCCAGATATACTAAATCCAGTAAGTCCAATCATTGTTGCGTAGTCTGTGCGTTTTATGAATACATCATCGATTTCTGGTATACCCGTGTCCATTTCCTCGTGTGAATATGTGAAGAGTTCACATGTGACGGTAAAGGTGGTTAGAGTTCCAAATTGGTAGAATGGTTGCTCGTCCTCTACAAAATTAATTTCAAAAATAGAACCAGAAAGAGGATAATAGATTAAATCACCTTCTCTTGGTCTAGTTATCTCTGATTGCTTTGAGGTTACTTCGTCAAAGAATCTAGTTTTTGCAAATTGCATAGTTAATCTATCAGTGATTGCGATACCAAATTTAGTTATGATATCTCTGTTTCCACCAAACTTTAAAGTTTCAAGCACATACATCTCAAGACTATATCCATTTTTAAATGAACTCTTCGGGTCTTCACCAAATACCATATCAATATTCAGATACTCTCTTGGTAAATAGATAAAGTCCCTACCCATTGCCTTTATGGTTTCAATGGTAAGATCATTGAGTAATCTTTGCTCTCCTGAATAATCTTTGAAGTATGGATTTGTTGCCATATGTTAACCTAACATAAAATTCACTGGCAGTTCGTAGGAATCTCGAAGTTCTTGTTCTATGAAGTTCAACTCATTCATTGCTTCTTGATATATCACAGCACCCTTAAATGTAATGCCACCTGGTAATTGAACACCATCATATTTTGACATATTCGCACCCCATTGCTTCTTAATGAGTGCAGTTACATACTTCTTCAATAGACGATCATTGTATATCTTTGGATAATCAGATGCGTCAAGAACAGCATATGCTTCGACTATGACATATTCTCCAGCAGCAATTCCTACCATATCTCCATCAATGTATATCTTATCTGTTACTTTGCTGAATCTTATTGCTTTTTCTGGATCAAAGAATTGCTCAATAAGACTAATATACTGCATGGTCGAATCGTAACCAGCTAATGGTGTAGAAGTATTTCCCTGTAATCCTCTGTTAATGCCAAAGTAATCAGTCAATGCCATCTGATACTTCACATCAAACATATTGGAACCAGTGAGATTACCAAATCTAAATAATTTGATAACACTTACTATATCGGTTCCGTTTGGACGATCAATTCCACCTATTGGCGATTGAATGTTATTTGTCGATATATACCGCCCGTCGATATCTTCTTGAGTGAGTTGATAACGAAAGAAACATTTTTGCACTCCGTCAAAGTGGTATTCTGAAAAGAATTGAAGTGCTTCTTCTAGACGATCTTCACATTGCTGCCAATCAACATTCACCTGGACAACGGGATGTCCCAAGGAGCGAAGAGCATACTCAATAAGAGTTTGTCTTGAATTTGGATTTTGTGATGACATATGAAAATCTCCTTATATTATTTATAAGGAGATTTTAGTTTAAGGATTGGAACCAGTATTTCCTTGATTATTCTTTACTTCTGGTGGAGGGTCAAATACATTGACCGCTATCTTCTCTAATTTTTCATATGGATAGTTTTCAATGTAATGTCTTCGAGTAATAGGAGTAATTGCCTCATCTGGTTTAGATTGCTCGTAGTTTGAGAATCCTGGCATTTGTAGAGGACATGCCAAACGGGGATAATCCAATTTGGAATACTTATCGCCATCAGAGATTAACCAAGTTCCTTGACGATCTCCACATCCGCATCCAGCACAGAAGGACTTATTCTGTGTCTTGCTGTTCTTGAGGTGTTCACAGGGAGGAAGAACACCTCCAGTCTCTTTATCACCGAAACAAGACAGAACCCTCAATTGTTTTATGGGTTTTGTAACTTTTTCGTTCTTGAATCCTCTAGAAGTAATCGCAGACGCAAAACTCTGCATCATGTTTAACTTCTTCTTGATTTCACCTTCGGATTGCTTAATTTCTTCTTTTCTAAATTCGATATTTTCATTTTGCATAGAAGCACCTTTGCATTTGCATTTTATATTTTTTCCACAAGCACACGACATGTTACATCCTTATTATGTAGTATCACTATTCAATTACAATTCTTCTAAAAAAACTAAATTTTGCTTTTGTATTTTTTGGAATCAACAGAGTATTATATGTCAAAGCATATGTGCTATATTTATATTTCTTCTTCAATGATTGAGCATATATCATTCCACTATTGTTGATTTGAACTTTATTACTATTGTTATTTATATAGTTTGAATTGAACATTGTGGAAGAATAATAATATCCATTCATTTCATCAGAAAATGTTTCTTCGTGAGTGGTTAAATAATTTGCGTAGAAATATAATTCATATAGAGATGGAATATAATAATCAATAAATCCATTTCTAGGTTTATACTTTATGGTATTTGTCAACTTAGTCTTGATTCCACTAAATGTTAGATTATTTCCATATGTGTTGTAATATCCATCCCACAATGATGTATTATAATAGATGTCATTTTCATCTTCTTCAGCGAATGGAATATTGACATTGTGAGTCATATCAACAATGACTGCCCACTTCTTATCAGTTCCTCCTACTCCAATATTCTGAGGATAATGAGTAGATGCTAGGTCAAAATCAATATTTCCATATAATGCTGACCCCTTTGGATTAACTGGAGAACCTGGTTCATATATTCCAATATAGATTCCACCTTGATATTCCATTCCTATTTCCAACTTCAGAGAATCAAAATCTTCCTGTGTCATTCTCTGTGAATCGTATGTGTTTTGAATCTTTGTTGGATTCATCGGTGTATAGGTGTCATTACAGAATGGATTCATTGGATACTGAGATTCAACCCAATATCCAGTAGCACAAAGCGATTCTGGTGTTATGTTACAGGTATATTCATATGTCTTTGTATCACTTGATAACTCCAAGGTATAGCAGGAACCAAAGGGTGAGTTCTTGTATGCCGTTGATTTGTTCATCATTTGTGCTAGTGATTTTGATGTATTACAATTTGCCATTCCCCCATTAACATTATTCGATTTATACAAACTTTGATTACATGCTGCTGTGACTCCATAGATTGCGGGATTTGACAATGAACCTAATGCTGCGCATTCTGATGAGAGACAGACATTATCACAGATGACATCAGTTGGAAATCCTGTTACTGGATCTCGTGATATATGGCAACATGCTCTTGGATATCTCGCATCAATCACAAGACCGGTCCCAAATTCTGGTGCTGGT